TAACCCATGTTCTGATTAGAGAAACCAAATGTATAGTCAGCATCTACATAATATGGCCATAGCTTAACGCCAGCTGCCTTGGGTATCATATAGTCTAATAACACAGACCTAGGGTCATTGGAAAAGATAAAATCATTAATGTATACACGAGCATTTGCATTACCAACATCATCAACTCTAGTTCGCGTTACATTCAATGTAGTATTGAACGCGTGCATTATTTCTTCAGCGGTGCCATGTCCGTTATTCAAAGAGATTTTGAGATTGATTATTGTTCTATAATCAGCATCACCTAATACTGTGCTTTCAGCCCATGGCTCTCTCTTGCGTCTTAGTCTAGCTTCACCAAAAGTTCTGCCCGCTATTTGAGCTGAGAAACCAAAGAATGGCAAATATACAGCATTGGGAATTGTTCTAGATATACCAACAATAGATCCAATACCATCTAGTTGTAATCCCTCAGCAGTCTCAAGCCATCGCTTAGTATACAAATCCCATAATGCTTGATCAAGAACATTAAGTGGAGGATAAAATGATACTACAAAACTCTCAGTATTTGCCTTACCAAAATGTTGGGCAAGGAAATGTGACCAAGCAACTTCACCATGATCATGAGGAAAGTCTAGCACATCTTGTATTACATCGCTCATGACAGTATCGTCACCGAAACATGGGTTACATCGAAGGTTGATAATTCTCTAGATGATATTGAAATATTTACATCAGAATAGTCTGCTGGATATAAAGGAACAGTATTAGCATCATCTTCTCTAGCAACAGTAATATCCATCTTGCCAATACCGGACACAGCACTATATATGGGACCGTAGAAACGTTGAACAATAACATCTTTACCAATTCCAAATGAATTGCCTGTATTGGTAACTGTTGTTTGTATAAGTTGAACTCCATTATCTGGGAATATTTCTTCATTGTATAATGTCACTTGAACATCAACCCAAATATAAACTGGAGTTGGTCTATTGAAATTAATCGGATGACTTACTCCAATGCTGTCTGTTACTTGCACAGTTACATCACCATAAGTATCTATACCAGCAGCTTTCAATAGCCATATTTGATTGGCTATATCTTGAGGATCACCACCATAAGCAATTACTTCAATGCTATGAGGTGGGCGTCCTTCACTATCAACTATATCATCTTCATTTTCATATACTTGACAACTTAGAATACCTGAAACATTTTGCAAAAGGCTTGCTTGTATAGATTCAAGAGTAGCAGCGCCAAGTCTAAATACACCTGTATTATATCGCAATCTTAGTTCATCATCAGTTTCAAGATTGCGACCCATATGGCCATCTACAATATTATTAACGCTATCCCACCCAGTCATAGTAGAAACAATTGTAGAAATATTGCCGGCAGTTACATCAATAGGGCCAAAATTTTCAGCAGTGAAATTACCAGGAGTTCCCAGAATTAGAATTTGTATATTGGTTGATATTTGAAGAGCGAATGGAATTGATTCGATCCCATATATTTGAATTTGATTAGCATCAAGAACAATTGTAAATCCACTAGCCAATAATTGAGTAGACAATACAGCTGCAATATCAATAGGGGCATCACCAGTAGCACAAGTATAACTATACAATATTGTATTGATTTGTATCCAATATTGATTACCCACAATAGCATCATTAATTGCTAATGTAGTATCAATTGTCCGTTGTCTAGATATAGTTACAGCGGTATCCAACAAGAAATTATCCTGTGTATTGTTATTGCGTATAATACTGCCAGCAGAAATTGTTGTAGTTTCAGTTCCGTATAATACGCACCAAGCTGTTGATCGCTCTGCAAATAATCTCCTAACACCAGCAAACGATACAGCGTGATCGAGATTAATGCCAGTAGCAGAGATAGGATACATTGCATGATATACAGCCTCTGCTAACTCCCATAATGTAGCTTCACGCTCTGAGAACGTATCAATAAATTGACCTGTGATCGAATCAGTTCTAGTTTCAAATGTCACTCCAGTCTTTTGCTGTAATGTATCAATTATTTGTTGCCTAATCTCTGGCAATCTCATACGTGAGAAACCAGTAGGCAATACACCATAAGTAACGGGATTAACTAAATCAGACACGAGGCAGAACCTCCAACTTTACGCTTTCTTGGATGGGCCCCAAATCAGTATCGCAGGCAAATTGAACAGAAAGAGTGCGCATCTTGCGATCCCAACCAATACCAAAGCTAGTGATGCGAATAACGCTAGGCACAGAAGAAATATGATTCCTAAGTATAGTTTCAACACTTGGCATATGAGGGTTTTTAATGAGGATTTCTTCCAAGTATGGAACGCCCCAAGTGTTATCAAGAAACCATTCCCCTAACAAAGTTAGTAAATTGATTTTGATTTGCTGCGCTACTTTATCAGCACCTTCAATTGCCCATATCTCATATTTTTGAATACTAGGCACAACAGATGGTATTGGTGGAACTGCGTGCCAAACCATATCATGCGTTACTCTACTCAAGGCTAGATCATCACTCACCACCAATATCCCCAATAACCAAAACGAGGTCCAGCAAATATAGCCAATAGTAACAATATAATTACAAGAACAAAAATAATACTGATAGGACTATATGGATTGTATGGTGCTGGTCCTGCTCTATAGTAATAGCCTCCACCAAACAAAAGTATCAAGATGAGTATTATGAGTATAAGGGTCATATTGGTGTTCCTGACTGTCCAGCGCCTGGTTGTACACTTATATGATGATGCTGTTCTAGAACAAAACTCCTGGCGGGTGTGACAACAGTAATGGTATTAGCTTGTAACGTCATGTTACCATTTTCATCTATCAATACTCCAGCAACTGCTGCTCTAGCTACACCAGTTTGCTCTATAGTTATATGGCCGCTAGCATCTATGATGAGAGATGCTTTGTCATTACCTATAACAATGACATTATCTTTCTTCAAAATAACAAAACTCTTATCATGCTTCAAAACCACATCGTCAGAATTGCCAGCAGTCCCAGAAGGCTGACAACCAGGAATGGCCACACTATCAGAAAGATCGAACTGCCGAGGATCATCCGGCATTTTGTTATTGCCATCTAACCATCCTTCCAATGATCTTTGCTGAACAGCAAGCATTACTCCATCACCTGGCTTAAGCGGGAAAGTCATACTAGCAATACCACCACCAGAAGCATGAAATACAACTGGGACCTCTACAACTTGCGGTGAGTCTAGTGACTCTCCACTTGCTATTGCTTTAGGTAATGTTGGCTTTACAACAGCACGATTTGTTGCTGGATTATAACTAACAATTGTAGCTGGTATATTGGTATTCAAAGTATTACTAAGTTGAACCTCTATTTGTTGTTCAATTAGTTCTGTCAGATCTAGTCTAAGCATTACACAAATCCTCTCGCCATTGCTGGACCGAATGTATCATCACCACTATAGTCATCCTCAACTGCTCTACTTGCTTGACCACCTTTTGATTTCTTACTGTCTAATGGCTTTCTAGGATCAACAACTCTCAAGTCAGATTGCCAATTACCGGAAGCATCACTATCACCACTATGTTTAATTTGCTCTATTCTATACACTCCAGTTACAAACATAGCTTCCAATTTAATTCTGTCTCCAGGATTAAGCATAGGCATCAACAATGATTTAATTCTCCAGCCATCATAGTCCGGTTCAATTTGAGCTTGTCCAGTTTCACCACCAGGAGTTTTACTTTGCTTATGTGTATGTGCTTTAGCCAATCTCTCTCTTTCAGGAGAACCAATCATTCCACTATCTTGCTTAATCAATATGCCTTGTCTAGTTGTTACCATTCCATGTTCTATTACTTGTAGGTTGCCATTCTGTATTGACCATTCTAATCCCGTTCCTTTAGTAACTTTGTCAAGTAATGTTCTAGCAGGTCCATGATATGATAGACCATTATTCCAAACTCTAGTTGGAGCGTTACTAGGCAAAGTTAACGGCAATCCCATTTTCTTCGACACATCATTAAGCACTTGCGTAGATTTAACACCTTTGTTATAGCCCACTGATATTGTTGTATCGCGTATTTCTGTCGCACCATCTCCAAGCTCAAATTCCGTAATGATATCCGCCCCATCTTTCTTTGACCAAGCATAACTTACACTACCTTGAAATATTAATAATGCTCCAGCATCATCTTTATAACCAGCATACAATACAACTCTTGTATCTGGTTTTTCAACTTCTGCTCTTGTTTCTTTCTTCATATTATATACTTTAATTGTGCTTTTGTTAGGATTTTTCTTAGCAGTCTTTTCAATTTCAAATTGAACGCGCAATGAGTCTGTAATCTCAATTCCTTGAGATTGACCTTTCTTTCCTATCAACAAACGATATGTTCGATCAAATAACAATTGGAGAAGTCTCCCCATACAACGGCAT